TACTCAATCAGATGCACCAGCAATGTTCTTCCGTTCGCGTGAAGAAATTATACAAGGACCTCCAATTATGAAAGGGGAAGAGTGGCTAAGCTTTTTACAAAAGCGTGGCATACGTGAAGGTGAACTAAGCGACACATCTCTTGGACCATGGCTTAATGCCAACAAAGGAAATAAGATTTCAAAGAATGACCTTGTAGAAAAATTTGATGGAATGGTTCCAGATTTTGATGTTGATGTTACAGGTGAAGCTTTTAAACTTAGTAGCAATATTAGTGATGCATTAAAAAAAGTTGATATTAGTGTTTATGATCCTGAGTCAGCAGGCGTTCTTCGTTTTTTACAAACACGTATGACTGATATTGTAGACGAAAAATCAGGTGCAAAAGCATTAAATGATTTAGATAATGTTTTTGAAAAAGCTTACGGTATTAAAAACGTAAGCCAAGAAGGTATACCAGCTGGTAATATGAGTGTTCCTTATGAAGTAAAACAATTAATGGCAGAAGCTATGAGTGGTGCAGGTAAACGTGGAGTAAACTTGCAAGGATCTGCTTTTGTAGGTAGACCAGTACATGCAGGATCACAAACTTTAAGTGGTGGGCAGAACCACCGTGAGTTTATATTTAGATACAATCCAAAAGGTCCACGTAAAAATGAACCAGTATATAATTATGCACATACCTTTGGAAGCGCTAAAACAGATAATGCTTTCATGCACGCACGTATTAGTGATCGTGTAGATGAGTATGGTAATAAATTACTATTTGTTGAAGAGTTTCAATCAGACATGCACCAACCTATTTCTGCTGCTGTAAGAGAAGCAACGAAAGCCGGTAAACCAATTCCTAAAGCTGGTAAATATTCACCACGTCTAGATAAAGAAGTAGCTAAATTAAATAAAGATAACTTAGAACAAATGGCAAATATTCAACGTCAAATTGATAGACTATTAGAAACTAAACCAGATTCTCCTAAACTAGCTAAACTATATGAGCAAAAAGAAATTATACGTAATATAGAAAGAGATAAAGCAAGTAAGTTAGCAGAAAACACAAGTAATATTCCAGAGGGACCATTTAAAAATTCTCAAGATTATATGGAATTTGCGATTAAATACTTGCTGCGTGTGGCAAAAGATGGTAATTACGACGGTGTGGCGTTTTCTACACCCGCAATTAAAAACAGAAGTATAGGACCTGATAACAAGGACTATAAAGGAAATTTAATTGCTTATGGTGATATTTTAAAGAATGCTATCCGTAAGGCTAAAAGCAAAAGTGGTGCCGATTTATTTGAAACCACTATTGGTAGTGGCAGAAGCTATGGTGATGCACCAAAGTATTACGGAGTGCCGGCTTTAATGATAAAAGGAAACACAAAAGCACTGGAGAAAATATCAAAGGGCTTACCAGCCTACAATGAAGGGGGATTGGTACAAGATGTCTTTAATGACGTAGTACCAACTTTATAGGGGAACAATGGCTAGAAACAAGAACAACAATATTGACAAAGCAATGCAGGCTTTAGGCGATGCATTAAAGATTGAAGAAATAGGACAAGAGATTCAATTACCAGGTGAAGAAGTATCTGTTGAAGAACAAGGATATGAAATTGCCGAAATGGCAGATGGTGGTGCAGAAGTTAATTTTGATCCAAACGCTCCAATAGATAAATCACAAGTACCATTTGACGCTAATTTAGTAGAATACCTAGACGAAAGCACATCAACCAAATTATCTAATGATTTAGTTGCAGCATTCGAAATGGATAAGGATTCAAGGAAAGACTGGGAAGATACCTATGTCAAAGGCCTTGATATGTTGGGATTCAAATATGAAAATAGAACCCAACCATTTGAAGGTGCATCCGGGGTCGTACATCCCTTACTAGCTGAATCTGTTACGCAGTTTCAAGCCCAAGCTTATAAGGAACTCCTCCCCCCAAGCGGCCCCGTACGTACCCAAGTAGTAGGTTTACAAACACCAGAAGTTATGGACCAAGCTGAACGTGTAAAAGAATACATGAATTACCAAATTACAACTGTAATGAAAGAGTTTGATCCAGAAATGGATCAACTATTATTTTATTTACCACTTGCTGGCTCAGCATTTAAAAAAGTTTATTTTTGCCCTATTATGCAAAGAGCTGTATCTAAATTTGTAACAGGTGAAGATCTTGTTATTAATTATTTAGCAACAGATTTAGAAACAGCAGATCGTATTACTCATGTTGTTAAAATGACAAATAATGATGTACGTAAATTACAAGTTAGTGGATTTTACAAAGATGTAGAATTACCTGGAAACGACATTGATGTTTCAGAAGTACAAGAAAAAGTAAATGAGTTAGAAGGTGTTGAAAAAGAATATGCAAATGATGACACTGCTCATGAAATTTTAGAAATGCATATCAATGCAGACATTCCAGGATTTGAAAATGAAAATGGAATTAAACTTCCATATATTGTAACGCTAGATCGTTACAGTGGAATTATTTTATCTATTAAACGTAACTGGAATCAACAAGATCAAAATAATAAGAAAATTTCTTATTTTGTACATTACAAATTTCTCCCGGGTCTAGGCTTTTATGGCTTTGGACTAATACACATGCTAGGTGGGTTATCGCGAACAGCAACAAGTGTTTTGCGGCAGTTAATTGATGCTGGTACACTCGCTAACCTACCTGCAGGTTTTAAGGCAAGAGGAATGCGTATACGTGATCATGACGAGCCATTACAACCAGGTGAGTTTAGAGATGTTGATGTAACAGGTACCTCTATAAGAGAATCATTATTACCCCTACCATTTAAAGAACCAAGTGGTACTTTATTTCAATTACTAGGTTTTGCTGTTGATGCAGGAAAATCTTTTGCTGCTATAGCAGATATGAAAATGGGTGAAGGTAATGAGCAGAATCCTGTTGGTACAACACTAGCATTATTAGAACGTGGAACTAAAGTTATGAGTGCTATTCATAAACGTTTGCACTATGCACAACGTGAAGAGTTTTCATTATTAGCCAAAGTATTTCAATTATACACTCCACCTGAATATCCATACCAAGTTGTAGGTGGGGATAGAATGATTAAGCAACAAGATTTTGATGATCGTGTAGATATTTTACCTATTTCTGATCCTAATATATTTTCAATGGCACAGCGTATTACATTGGCCCAACAACAATTACAATTAGCACAAACTAATCCTGCACTACATAACGTGCGTGAAGCATACAGACGTATGTACCAAGCAATGGGTGTGGATAATGTTGATGCGATATTAAAACCAGATCCGGAACAACCTCAACCAGTTGGACCGGCAACAGAAAATGGTGCAGCAATGAAAGGACAGCCTCCAAAGGCATTTCCTATGCAAGACCATATGGCACATATTTCAGCACATTCAGAATTTATGTTTACCCGTATGGTTCAAATTAACCCGCAGCTTTACGCTTTATTACAAGCACATATGTCAGAACACATTGCTTTAATGGCTGGTCAACAAATTAATGAACAATACAAAGACCAGGTACAACAGTTGCAACAACAAATGCAACAGGTTCAGGCACAAGCACAGCAGAATCCACAAGCACAGCAAATGATGCAACAGTTGCAGCAACAAAACGACCAATTAACAAATGAAGTTGCAGCATCACAAGCTAAACTGGAAGCTGAGTTAACAGCTAACTTTGCTAAAGCAGAAGAGCAAAGAATGGCTCAAGAGCCTCAAGATCCTCTTGTTAAACTTAAACAACAAGAAATTGACTTGAAAGCAATGGAGACACAAGCTAGACTACAAAAAGATTTAATAGTAGATACGGAAAAAATGGATCTGGAAAGAGACAAATTGGAAGCAGATACTAGTTTGGAATTAATGAAAGTATCAGCAGAAGTTAATAAACAAAGCAATGCTGATGCAACTGCAATGTTAAAAGAAAACATGATTTCAGCGCGTGAGGCAATGAAAGATAAAACGGCAGAAAGAATAGCGAGGGAAAATGCAAGGTCCAAAACTAGAAAAGCAGATTAGTTTAATTAGTTCTGCAATGAAAAAGATTGAGGAAACAGCTCGTTCTATGGTAAGAGATAATGATGACTACATGTCTATTTGTTCTGCAATGATGGCTGTTACACGCAACATGTATTTAGAAACTTTAACAATAGAAGAAACCGCTTCTATTTTTGAATCTGTTGCAGACAGTATGTTTGTTACGCAAGACATGATACATACATTTCAACATTCTGCAAAACCAACTATACATTAAGGAGACAATATGCCAAAAGTAGGAACAAAATCTTTTCCATATACATCAGCAGGTGTACATAAAGCGCAAGCTCATGCAAAAAACACTGGACAAAAAATGTCAATGATGAAAAAAGGTGGAAAAACGAAACGCCTAAGTAAAGGTGGTTCGATGAAATCGAAGAAAAAATAGGAGGTACTATGAATTTAATAAAAGATTTATGGGCACACTTAAAAGAATGGTCAGACTGGAAAATGAAGGACTGGATTAAAGCCGGTATCGTTGCAGTTATAGTTCTTGTTGTGCTTAACTCAATGATGGGTGCTTAATGGTCACTTGGACTCCAAGAGACGACATAAGAGATAAATATCGTGGCTATCAAAAGCCACGGTACTCTGCTGGTGTTAATGTAACACCTAACGTAGGTCAAGACGACAGACGTTCTTCCTATCTTCGAAATAGCTATATTAATAATGTAAATGCTACACGAGAGCAAAATGCAATTAATGATCGTAATAACAATCTTGATTATGCAATGTCACGTTCTCCTAGTTGGTATCAAAATAGAGACAATTTAAAATCTATTAAAGGTGTGTTAGAAAGTACACCAGCTGTGACAACTGACATGAACGAATCACGTAACATGTATCAGATGTTAATGAACCAGATGAAAGGTGGTGATAAAGGTGCACGTTTAATTGATACAAGTGGACTACCAGCTGGGGCAAGAAGAACTGGAAGAACTTTATTTCAAGATCCTTCTAAATCAGCAGGATTTAAAGCTGATCTTAGAAATATGTTGGGAGATTTAACATTTCAAAATAAAAGATTGTCACCAGAAAAAAGGACATCTAACCCTGCAGCAGTAAGAGCACCAGAATACAATCCATTTCCTAAATCTGGATTTGGAAAAGAATTTTATGAAGAAGAATTTGGAGGATTTGATTTTGGTGGATTAATGGAAGGTATATTTAAAGCACTTCCATACACAGGTGGTGTGAGTAAAATTGCAAGTCTATTAGGTGGAAACCGTGATAGAGAACCGTTAGAAAGAGATTCTCGTTTTTATCCAGAAAATAACGTATTTGATATTAATTTTGATGAAATAGAAAACATACCTTTTATGGGAGATGAATTAGACGATGAATTAGACGATGAATTTAATTGGCTTGACGCATATGCACCTTTTGATGACCCATTTAATGCAGAACAATTAAGAAGTGAAGGTAAAGGCGGATTGTTTGATTTAGAAGATAATATTCCAAGTGTCATTGATGAAGACATAACAGATAATATTGTGATAAAAGAAAAACCTGATCGTGATGAAGAAGTTATTATTTCTGAAGATTCTTTTATAGAACCTGAAGATTCTTTTATAGAATCATTGGACGAAGAAGAATCATTTAATGATCAATATTCCTTTATAAATGAAAATCCAGATTTAACACCTTATGAATGGGTAATGACAATGGTGGATGAAACAGGATCAACCATGGATGAAGTAATTCAAAATGGAATATTTAATGGGATACTAATAGAAAACTAATGTATCGTTATCCAGGTAATC